CTACTTGCATTGCAGGTCCCACGCGAAAGGTGCCGCCCCCTGATAAAGCGCGGTCGCGGCGACCACGGCGAAGGGTTGCCCCTCGAACGTCACTACGTCCCCCGGCTTCGGCGCATTGGTGCAGCCGGCGGCGGTCAAGCGATCCTGCATGATGATGATCCGCCGGGTTCCGGTCACGACGGCTCCCGCCATGGCGTCGTCATAGCCCGCCATCCCGGCCAACACGGGATAGTCGCGGGCGAAGGTCAGCGTCACAGGCGCCCCGGCAGCGGCGGGCGCGGCCAGCGCCGGGGCGATGCCCGCGCCGTCGAAGCGGCCAGATGCGGCTGTGGTGCTGGTGGTGATGGTGTAGACCACAGCCCCGATGGTTACGCGGTCGCCCGGCCGAAGCTGGCCGCCTACCAGGGTGCCGGCAATGTCGATCGACACAGCCCCGGCCGGCGCTGGTGCCGCCATGGCCCATTCGCTGCCCCGTGGGGGGTTCTGGTCTCGCCCCTCCCCGGACACGCTCCGGTACAGGATCGGGGCGCCCCACAGCACGCCACAGCTCCACACCAGCCCGTGCGGGTCATCCTCGGGGTGATAGGGCGTGCCGGTGATGGTATAGGCCATGGCGCCCACCCGGAACACGCCGCCAGCGGCAGGATCTGGCACCTCGGACGCGCGCACGTCGAAAGAGAGGCTGGAGAGGTAGACCGTCACCGGGCCGAACTTCACCGGCTTGCCGCCACCCTCCCGGATGACGCGGCAGGGGGTGGGCGATCCGCCGGACGGGGTGTAGGTCGCAGCCTCCCCGAAGGTCAGGAAGGACGGGGCGACGGCGAAGCGGTCGAAGTCGATCATGGGGCACCGGAGGGGAAGATAGAGGGGGCGCGGCCTTCCCCGGCCGGGGTCGGGCGGGCCGCGCGCCCGTCATATGTGGCGGATCAGGACGCGGCGACGGTGGACACGCCGTCCAGGCGCACCTTGACCGTCCCGGCCCCGTTGCCGGCGGCCTGGATGGCGGCACCGATGGGATAGCGGCCGGTGCCCGGCGCATCGCACCGATGGTTGGTCGCATCCCAGGACACCAAGCCCCCGGCCGCAATGACCGCCGTGCCCAGCTTGGGCAACTCGTAGACGCCTACGATTGCCAGCGACACCGGTTCGCCTTCGGTCGCCGTGGTCGCGGCCACGCCGAACAGCGCGCCAACGATGACGCCGCCCCCGCTGGTGACGCCGCCGGCCGGGGCCGCGACGTTGATCGAGGCGCCGTTGTGAACGAAGTTCTTCATGGGTTAGATCCCCTTACTGGATGAAACGCGGATGAAGGAGGCGCGCGGCGCGGTGCCGGCGGCGGCGATCTGCCGATCAAGGGCGGCCAGGGCGGCGGCCATTTCGGCGTCGCTCTTGAACTCCGTCTCCTTGCCGCCGTAGACCACGCGCCGCGCGCCGCTGTAGCGGGCCGCCTGGAGCGCGTCCCGCCACGAAATGAGGTCAGCCAGCGCCGCCATGGTCAGCCGTTGCCAGCGTTGTGGTGGGCGCCCCGGAAGTCGATGACGCCATAACCGAAGTCCAGCCCGGCCCGGACCTTCACCGCCTGGGTATCGAAATCGGTTTCCGTCTTGATCTGCGGACCTTCGGACCCGGCCACGTAGCCATAGACCACGGTCGGGCAAATCGCGGGGTCCGCCATCACATACCAGCCGTTGCCGGTGATGTTGGCGTCGACAATCAGATCCATCATCCCGGCCCAGGGGTTGGTGTCGCCGGCCTTGGCCGGGGTGATGCTCGCCAGAACCTGCCGCCCCTCCAACTCCTTGTCCGGCCCGACCACCAGGAACCGCGGCGTCAGGTTGAGCGGGATACCGTCCAGCGACTTCATCTTGCGCAGCGCCGCCACCGCGGCGCCGACGCTCGCAACGGTGATGGCCGCACCGGCGGCGGCCTTGTTGCCGTGGTCGGCGTGGAACAGCGTCTTGCCGTCCGACATGACTGGGTTGACGGTCAGCAGGCCATAGACCAGCCGGTTTTCGTCCGCCGCGGTGCGGATGGCGATCATGCTGGAGAAGTCCGACAGCGCCGACAGATCGTCGTTCACCAGGGCGCGGCGCCCGATGATGATCCCCGTGGCGAACTCGGCCGCGGAGACCTGTTCCCGGTTCTCCGACATGGTGCCGTAATTCACCTCTCCCGACTCGGCGAGGTTCTGGAAGGACGGGAAATCCCCCACGCGAAGGAACTTGTGCGGCTTGAAATCGGTGAAGCCGCGCCGGGCCGCCCACTGGCGATAGGTCGGGTTGGCGGCGGCGTAGCGCGCCAGCAGGATCTTGTTGCCGGCGTCGGCCAGCAGCAGCGGGAAATCCCCGGTGGTGTGCGCCCCGATGGCGCGTTCCATCAGCGCGTTCTGGTCGAAGCGGTTGAAGCGCTGCCCCCGCGCTACGGCCAGTTCACCCACCATGTCCAGCGCGCGGTGCCCCATGAACTCGCGCGCCCGGCCCTCGGGCTTCACCAGACCGGGAGCGAGGCGGGCGGCCAGCGCATCGGCCATGCTCCGGCGGATGGCGCTGGGGTCGGTGTGGTCGGTGCCGATCATGATCGGCGCGGCGTTGGAAATGGCGACGCCACCGCGGCGGGCCAGATCGGCGAAGGCGGCGGCACGGGCGGCCTCGACGGTGGCGCCGTTGTCGATCAGGCTGTCCGCGAAGCTGGCCGGCAGACCAGCCACATGGGCGATGGTGCGGATTTCCCGGTTGATTTGGGCGCGGGTGCCGTCCGTCGGGGGCGGGTTGCCGGCGGCGGGCGCGGGGGCAGGTGCGGGGGCCGGCGTGGGGGCGCCGTTGTCGTTTTCCGCGTCACGGACGCATCCGCCGAAAGAGGCGCATCCCTTCGGCGTGGCGCACGCCTCGCACGGCTTGAAATCCGGGTTCGGGTTCGCGGTGGGCATGGTGGTGTTGCTCCTGACGATAGCGCCCGCATCAACGGGCACGGGGGTGAAACTCAGCTCGTAGGGTTCCCAGGCGACGGCGCGGAAGACGCGCAAGCCGTCGCGGCGCCCGACCACCTGCCAGCGGGTGACGCGGTAGCCGAGCGAGACGCCGCGGACGATCCCGTCGCCAACGTCCTGCATCAGCTCGTCAGCCGCCGGCTTGCGGGAGAAGCGCACCGTTGCGTGGATCTGTCCGCCGGCCGCCAGCGCCGCCGTGTTCACCACGCCCACCGCGTTGTCGGTGGTAGCGCGATGGTCCTTCAGCGCCGGCCCGCCGACGAAGCGCGCAAGGTCGGCTCCGGCCGCGTCCAGTTCTTCAATCCAGGCTTCGGCCGTGCCGTCCGGGGCCGGGGCCTTGCGAACGGCCGGGGCCAACCCGGACAGGGCCACCACATCGACCGTGCGGGTCTCCCGGTTGAGCGTGGCCGGGGTGGTGCCGCCAAGCGCGCGGGTCAACGTGTTGCTCATGATGCGAGTCCTCCCGCGCTGGTGACGGTCACGGCTCCGAGATGTCGGGTCGGATCGTCCGTCCAGACCGACACCCGGTCGCCACCGCGCACGACAAATCGCTCAATGACGAAGGGGCAAAGGATGGCGTCCCCGGCGGTCGCGGTGGCGTCCGGCCCGATGGCAATACGGCACGGGGCCGAGCAGGCGACGCGCACCACCCCAGCGGCCAGCGGCGGCGTGTGGACTGCCAGCGGGCCGTCGGCGGTCCACCCCAGGGCGTGGGTGTCGCCAAGGCGGATGTAGGGGAGCGGTTCGCCATTCTCGAACCGGGCAGCCTCAATGGCGCTCATGCGTCGGCGTCCTCTGCGATGGTGGGGGCGGCGTCGAGCGGCGGGCCGCCGCTGTGACTTATGCCGATGTTCAGCCCCAGGCGCTTGGCGCGGGCGGTATCGGCGGCGATCTCCGCGTCCACCTGTTCGGGGTCGTAGCCCAGGCCGGTGACGACTTGGGCGCGGCTCTTAAAGCCAGCGTTGACCATCAGGATCTCGGCTTCGGCGTCCTTCTTCGGGTCCACCCATACCGGTTTGGGCGGTAGCCACTCGACGCGATGGAAGGCCGCCGGGTTCGCCTCGTAGGCGCGGAAGTCGATCAAGCCGGACAGCAGGGCGGTTCGGATGAAGCGGTCCCACACCGGCCGGCAAAGGCGATAGACCAGAACGTTGTGCTGCCAATGCTCCAGCCGCTTGCGGAACTCTACAAGCCCGGCCCGGATCGAACTGTAGTTCACCCCGGACAGGTCGCCGGTCAGCAGCTCGTAGGGCACGCCAAGCCCGGCGGCGATGGCTTGAAGGTGGCTCTTGACGAACGCGCTGTAGTGCCTCGACTCCTTCGGGTCGAAGAACTCAAGCGACGTTCCCGGCTTCAGCGGGAGGATGGTCCCCGGCTCCAGACCGATGTCCAGAACGCCGCCATCAACCTCCCCCTGCAAGTCGCCTGCATCGCCGCTCGGGTCCACCAGCGCCGCACACAGCAGGTTCGCCAGCTTGGCGCGCACCAGGGCGGCGTCCTGAAGCTGGTCAATCTCATGCACTGCCAACAGCACGGGCGCGAGCCACGACAGGCCGCGAAGCTGGCCGGGTTCCATCGGGTTGAACAGGTGGACCATATCCGCGGCGGCGATTGGCACCGGGTTCCACAGCCCGGCCAGCGGCGTCATCGGATCGTCCGGGCGGGCGGGGAGGACGTGATAGGCGATCCGCCGGCCGGCGGCGTCGAACTCGATACCGCCCCGAATGCGATTGTCCACCAGCGCCGAAAGGGTTTCGAGCGGGACTTGTGCCGGATGGATCACCTGGATCTGAAAGGGCACCTCCAGCCAGTCGCCGGGGCCGGTGGTGACGAACCGGGCGAAGCTCTCCCCCGCTTCGACCATCTGGCGCACCATGAGCGCCTGCATGGCGTAGAAGTCGCCGAAGCCGTCCACGTCGCATTGGTCGGTCCAGCGCGCCCACAGGGCATGCAGGGCCTCGCGCGTCTTCGGGTCGGGGTGTTGCGAGGATGGCTTGATGCCCGGCCCGACGATGTTCGTCACCAGTGCGTTCACCGCCGCGGTGACGTGGGCGTTGTTGCGGGCGAAATAGGCCGCCCGGCGCTGGATCGTGGCGGCGGTCGCCAGAATGTCGCTGTTCAGGTTGCTGACGGTGCGGGCGTTCGCGAGGCGCCCACCGCCGGCCGCGTCAAGCGAGCGGCGGCCGGCGGTCATAGCGGAAATGAAGCGGCGAACAGTCCCAAGCATTGGTGCCCCTCGAAACAGTCGAGTGGGGCATTTTAAAGGACTTTAGGCCGAAAATAAAGAAAACAAACCTATTTAGGACTATTAGCCTTTTTGTAGATAGCTTGACCGGATCGGGGAGCGCGCCCGCGGCGTCGGCGCAACGCGCACCGGCCCGGCCGGAGCCGCCGCCCGCAAGGGGGCAACCGCCAGCCGGCCCGCTTCCCGCTCAAGATCCAGCCCCATCGCATACAGCCCATGCAGCGCGGCCAGCGCATACACGTAGCAATCCAGGGCCTCGTTGCGCGCCTTGTCCGGCAGACGCCATTCCCGCACCGGATGACCCTTGCTGTAGCGCGTCACCACCCGTTCGGCCGTAAGCTGGGTGAACCACGAGTCCGACAGTGAGGCGTCAAAGCCGATGTAGCCGGGCGCCCCCGACTCTGTATTGCGCAAGCGCCCGTAAAGGGTGCTCTTGCACTCGTCCACGCCCACGGAAAAGACGTTCGCGCCCCCTTTGCCCTTGCCGGCCCGCTTTGGCCAGATCGGCACACCGGGGCCGCCGCGCCCCTTCACTGCCCAATAGCGCTCTCTCGCGTGGGCGCGGCAGTAGGTATAGACCGTGCTGGTATGATGGCCGCCAGAGTCTACGCACACGGCGCGGGGCACCAGATCGGGCACAGCTCGGGCGTGCGGGATCGGCGTGTGCAACAGGTCGTCCAGATCGGTCCATACCTGTTTCCCGCTGGGGTCGCCGTACAGGATGACGTGCTTGAAGACGGTGGATCGTTCATCCACATGCCACGCGACGAACTGAACCTCCAGCCGGTCGTCCTGAACGTCCACCCCCACCGTTACCAGAAGCGTGTCCGCTGGCAGCACGCCGCCGTGGTCGATCCGCCGGCCGGGCAAGCCTTCATCCTTCAGCCCTTCGCCGTCTTCAACGCGCCAGGTCTCGGCCAGCACGGTATTGACGAACACCCGCAGCCGGGGGGGATCCTTGCGCGCCTTGGCATGGTGGGCAGCCATTGCGCCATAGCGCAGCCAGGGCGAGTAGAGACCGGAAATCCAATAGCCGGCCATGGTGGGGTCTCCGCCTTCAGCCGTTGCCCGCCATTCGCCGTTGCGGAGCTGTTCGGGCTTGTCGAAATCGTCGTGGGGCCGTCCACAACTCGGGCAGACCAGCACGGCCTTGTCCGGCTGCCCCTTGGGCCATTGGATGTCCGCAAAGGTGATGACGAATGCGTGTCCGCACTGAAGGCAGGGCACGAAATACTTCTGCTGCGAAGTCTCCAGATAGGCGCGGGTGATCCTGCACGTCCCCTCGTCCAAGGGCGTGCTGGTCAGCAGCGTCTTCGCCGTGTGCGGGTAGGTGTATTGCCGGGCCGACACGAGGTCGAGTACGTCGCCCTCGTCGGTCGATCCGGGGAAGGCGGACACCTCGTCCAACAGGGCGAAATTGATCGGGCTGGAGCGCAGGGGGGCCGGGGCGTTTGCCCCGGTGATGATAAGGTCCCCGCCCCCGATCAGCCGCTTGTGAAAGGTCGTGTTGCCGCGCTCGCGGCTGCGCTCCGGGATCAGTCGGGATTTCACCTCGGGCACCATGGCCATGGCCGGATCGAGGCGGGACGTGATGACGCGCTTTGCCACATCAACCGTGGGCCACACGCACATGATCGGCTTGGGATCGTTGGCGATCCAGTAGCACACCGCCGACAGCAGCAGCTCCGTCTTGCCGAGCTGGGCACCAGCGCAGACCACCACCGTCTTGATACCACTGGTGGTGGACAGATCGTCCAGTGGCTTGCGGAAGTAGGGGGTGGCGTCGAAGGAGAATTTCCCCGGCAACGCCGCACTGGCATCCAGCTTGCGGTGCGCTTCTGTCCATTCGGACGGCGACATGTCCGGGGGCGGGGCCAACCCGGCCGCGACAATCGCCAGGGCGCGGGCTTCAAGATCAGCGGTCAGCATGGGCGGCCTCCGACAACTCGCGAAGGTGGGCAGTCACGAACTTGCGCAGCGTCGCCGTCAGCGTGGCGCCGTCGACCTTCAGTTCCGCGGCCATGTCGGGAACCACACGCTGCGCCCACGCCATCCAAGCATCCCGGTTGCGCCGGCCATGCTCGAACAGCACGCGGTTGATCTCAGCCCATGGCGCCACATCGCCGCGGGCGAGTTCCAGCGCCAGCCGGGCGCGCTCCACCTTCAACCATTCGTGTTCGGTGCGGGCGGCGATCAGGTCGCCGTCCTCCCCGCCCTCTGCATCGCCATCCGCCGGCGCGGGAACAGGCGGCACCAGGGCGGGGCGGGCCTTGGCCTTGGATTGGGCGACGCGCTGGGTAGGGTCGAGTTCGCGGCTCATCCACTCCAGCGCAGCGCCCACGTCCACCTTGCCGTCCGGCGTGACGGGAAGGCCCTTGGCGGCAAGCTGGGTGATGCGGGGCCGGCTCAAGCCGACGCGACGGGCGAAAGCCGCTTTCGTTTCGATGACGGGTCCGGGCATGGGGCACCTCGGGATCGTTAAGAGAAGGTGCGGCTTAGGGTTGTGCCCGTTAAGCCTTAACACCGATGACACGCTAGGAACGTGATGCGGCCGTCAGCCCCGACTGCCCTTGGTGTGGGGGGAAGGACCCTTCCGGCCCGACCGTCCCCCGGCCCGCTGTCTCCTCTGCAGGGCTACCAGAACGCCGTCCAGTTCGGTGTCGCGGGCGGGAACCTCTCCGATCACCCTCAACGCCGCGTCGATGCGGGAGCGCCGCAGAGGCCGGCTGTCAAAGATCACGGGCGCAAGCATCTGCTCGATCAGGCTGTGACGGGAAACCGGGTGGACCATCTGGGGAAATCCTTCGGGTGACGTAGCTTCAGCGGGAGTGGTGGGGACGTTCGCTCTTCAGGGCGAACCCGGCGGCAGCCAGCAGCTCGCGCACGGCCGCCTTCTGTGCGTCCGTCGCCGGGGGTGTGGCGTCGTCTTGCCGTTGGCGGGCCAGCATGGCGCGGGCGCCGCTGTTGCCCTTGGCGAGCACGTTCAGCCGCTCCCATTGCGCCCGCAGATGTGCCCGTTCGCCGTCCAGGGCGGCGGACAGCTCCGGCCAACTCGGCCACCACATCGGCCGGTCGGCGGCGGAGAGCCGCTTCATGACCCGATCCAGCGCACCGGGGTCGTTGATGATCGCCGCGGGATACTCGGCCCGCAGGATCGAAGAAACCGCACCCATCAGCTTGCTTTCGGGCGGCAACTCCTTGCCGGCGCAGAGGTTAGCCAGATGCGCCACGAAGGCTTCCGCCTCTCCTTGGGTCGCCGGCCTGGAACGAACCTTCAGCACGCCCAACGCATGCACCGCCTCGCGCTTCATCGCGTCGGTGATGACGGCCGGCGGCTGCCAGGGAAGCGGCCGGTTCTCGGTCCCATGCTCGGTGAACACGACGGTTTCAGGCGTCTTCAGCGCAGCCTGCAAGGTCGCGGTCAAGTATTCGCTGGAAGCGGTTTGCTGGGGCCGAAGGCCGTACGGATTGAATTCCACGACGTTGCTCATGCGGCGTTCCTTCGGGCATCGGGCGGTTGCGGGTGGCGAGTGCGTCGGCAATGGCTTGGTCGAAATACTCCAAGCCCCTCGGTGGCCCTTGGGCGCGTCGACGTGACATGACCCGCTGAATAGCCGGGTAGATGTCCGTGTCGGGGTCTGCGCCGTCGGCCAGCCACTGGGCAACGCGGCCCCAGTTGCCGAACCATCGGGGATCATTCTCGACGCCGATCAGCCGCAGAACCTCGCGACCGACCACCGTGACCGACGCGCGCGCGTCATCAGCAGGAAGATCTTCTGTATTCTGGAGTCTGAGATCTGTCGCGCGCAGAGGCGGCAACGTTGCATCCGGATCATGCAACGTTGCATGACCGTCGCGGGTAGGGTCGCCGTCCGTTTCTGCAACGTTTCCGTCACGCTCATGAGCGGGCTTCTTCGCGCGATGGCGCTTCGACCGCTCATTCACATCGTCGGTCTTGAACTGGCGCTTGTCCCAAGCTGACAACCGGTCGCCGTCAAGAACAACCCCAGCCATAGCCGTGCGGATGGCTTCCACAGCGGCGCCCTTCAGATCCAAGGCAGCCCCGGTCAGACGGTCGTTCCAGCCGGTCAGAGTTCCGCGGGGTTCGGCGCCCGATGCATGGCACAGCATCGCCATCCAGACGGCCAACACGGCATGAACCGGCTGCTCCGTCTCAATGGCGATCATGCGCCACTTCGGGTCATTGACGGTTTCGTTGTAGAGGCGGAGCCACTTCATACCGGACCTTCGCGGATGGGGCATAAGCGGAGTATCGGATCGGGCCGGTACGCTGCTTGATCGGCACCCGCCACAAACGGCGGATGACTGCCGGGCGGGTGGGGCGTCGTTACGCCCCGGCGCCGCCGGCCAGCGCGGCCAGGAAATCAGCCGGCGTGGTGGTGATGATGCGGCGGCGACCGACGGTGACGGACTGAACCGTGCCATCGGCGATCATCTCGTAGAGCTTCGAGCGCCCCAGGCCGGCGGCATGGCACCATTCGTTGACGGTGTAGCCCACCTTGTGGACGCGCTGGGGGGCACTGGGGTTGGAGACAGGCGGCTCGGCTTGATCCAGGCAAACCGGGGGCGTTTGCAGCCGGGGGGTGCGCCCCGGCCGCTCGTTCAGTGCGGTCATGTTCAACTCCAGAAGGTCAGAAGGGCCGCCCCGGTAAAAGGCGGCCCAAGGCGACGCACATAGTTACATGTCGCCGCGCAGGCGGCGGGCGTGCAGGCGGACGTTGAGGCGGCGGTCCACCTCGGAAAGCAGATCAGTCACATTGATCATGTTTATGGACCGAACCGGTTCCACGACATCGGGGTCGATGTTGATTTTGCGGAGACGCTCGGTGAAATGCTGGCAGGCCAACACGGTGTTGACTTCAGGGCCATCCACGAGCATGGCCTCTCGACCTACCATCTGATGTGCGGGCGGGAGCACCCAGATCAACGGCTTCGCCTTACGTTGATCCGAGCGATCCAGGATTTCCGCATTAAAATAGAGCCACGGATAGTCGACGAAGCGACCGTATTCCGCCTGGGTTTTGATTGACGACTCTTCAACGTAACGGCCCTGCATGCCGTCAAACATGATGGCGTGCCGCGTTTCATCATCGAGAGCATTAAGGCGGTGCGTCGCGCATCCCTCCATGTAGCCAAACAGATGACGGACAGCAGCAGCGGTCCCTTCGCGCGGCATATGCAAATTGACGGTCATATTCAGAGCGTATTCATAGACATGACCAATGCGAAACTTCGGCCGGGCCGGGTTTTCGTCGATACGCGGCAGAGTAACCAGACCATGACGTTCCAGGTTCTTGCGGAAGTCGGGGAAATTGTGGTGGCCCAATGCAAACGCCACGTCGGCGTTGTCATAGCTGGCCTTTAAGATGTCAGGAATGTTGTGCATGGTAGCTCCGTGGCAGGAAAGTGCGTATGGTTGACGCGATTGGTTCTCCGCAAGCTACCACAGTTCTACTGCGTGTCAAGTGTACACGTAATGGCGCGTCAAATAAGAATGGCGGCTCCTGCTACCCCTCAACGTCGTTTAGGGGGTAACGACGTTGAGGGGGGTAAGAAATTTGAGGGGGCAAAAATTTTGCGGGGGTATGGCCGAGTACAGGCGCCAGCGCGAAGGGGGGGCAAGGCGCGGGCCTCCCGTCCGTCAAAGTCGTGGGGCGGTTCCCTCATGAAGCCGCTCCAAGAACTCCGTGGCCTGCCGAACGGCTTCGATCAGGCAGGCGCCATATCCTCCCTCCAGCCCCAGGGGACCGGTCGCGACGCGGAGCTTCACGATGGCATCGGAGAGGGTCGACGGGGCGGTTTCATGGATCGCCTGTGCGATGTCGGCGATTTCCTCGCTGAAGGCGTCCGACTCCTTCACCGTGAGATGGTCGGTCGACGTCAACAGGCCGGCGGTGATGCGGTCCTCGGCCTGGACGAAGGTCAGCCCCAGCGCGGGAATGACGGTCGATCGTGCCAGCGCTAGGGAAGCCGGCGTGTCGGTCGGGACGTTCAGCCGGCGACGGACTTCGGCTTCAGCGGCGGCCTTGGCAGCCTCGAAGCTGTCGGCCGGTCCCCCGGCAACCCCCGTCATGAACTGTGGGCCGGTGTGCAGCTCCCACGCGATGAGGCGCGGATGCGGCCCGGCCGGTGGGATGTCGAAGGCGATCAGCTCATAGGCGTCGACGATGGCGCGCTGGGCACTGGTAGCGCTCCACATCTCCGACAGCTTGCGCCAGACGATGGGCAAGGCAGGGGCGTTCGCGCCGGCCGGCGCGTTGCTGGGGATCGACATGGGGAATGCTCCGGTGGGTTTCCGCCGCGGTGGCGGATATGAGGAATTGTCCGATCTTGGCGGATAGTTGACGGGTGGTGGCGATCAGGCGGAAGGGGAGGAAGAGTGGTCCGGCCCCTTAGCCGGCTGTTCCCGGCGGCGCCGGTCGATGCGATCCACCAAGCGATCTCCGGGCCGGATCATGCTCCAGAGCATGCCGGCGTGCGGATCGTTGTCGACGATGTCGTGAAAATCCCTGTCCGGGTCGTCGCCGAACACGAGCGCATTCCAAGCGCAATCTGCGTCGATGTACTTGGTCAGCGCATAGCGAAGCTTGATTTCGGTCCCTTCAAGGGTCTTCGGGATGAAGGCCTCGATGCGCTCGCCGATGGCGTCGACCATCTCGCAGTACCGGTCGGTCTCGCCATCGGGGGCGCACTGGTAGGCCGTGGCGGCGGCCTGGAAGGCGTCCCAGGCAAACAGCAGCTCGCTATCCAGATGGGCGCCCGGCCGGACGCCGCGCTTCGGCATGCCGTTCACACAGGCAGGAATGACGCGGCTGCCAGCGCCGTTGTTGTTTGGGTCCGAAGGCGTGTCGGTCAGCAGCCGGCGGGCCTTCGACTCGGCGGCGGCCTTGCCGTCGTCGGTGGTATCGAGAACGCCTTCACCCAGGCGCTTGCCGTCCTTCTCGACGGTCCACAGCACGATGCGGGGCCAGCCGCTACGGGATTGGGAGTCGTGAACCTCCAGCGCGTAGGGGCCGGCCTGTGCGGTGGAGATGATCACGGAGCCGCCACCGGGGCCGGGAAGGTGGCGGGTGGTCCAGGTGATGGGCGTAGCTGGGGCGTTCGCGCCCGTGGGCGCGTTGGTGATGGTCGTCATGGTGGGAGGCTCCTATCGGCAGCAGTGCGCCGCGGCGGCGCACTGGCGGGTGGATCAGGCGGCTATAGCGGTAGGGGTGGCATTGGGCAGATGGTCCAGCTCTCCCCGGTCTTCCTCAGGCTCAAGGTCCGGGTCGCCGTCGCGGGCGTCCAGCTCGGCAACCAGGGCGTCTATGGCGGCTTCGATCATGGGGCGGGGCCAGCGCGCCAGCAGGGCCGGCGGCGGGCAAAGCTTGGGCGTGGCGAGAAATGCTCGCATGAGGTGCCTACCTGTTGTCTGAATGCTCAAAGCCGTCTACACTGATAACAAGTTAGGGATAGACGTTATCCCTGTCAACAAGGTTGTTAGCAATGATAACGCCCGCTCAGTGCCGGATGGCGCGTGCTGCCCTTCAGATCGGCGTTCGTGATCTAGCGGAGTCTTCCGGTGTGTCCGCCATGACAATCACCCGGTTTGAGACTGGCAAAACCAAAGGCTATGCCGAGACGTTGGAAAAGCTCCAGCGCGCACTAGAAGCGGCCGGCGTCGAGTTCATCCCAGAGAACGGGGGCGGGGCCGGGGTACGGTTAAGAAAGGAAGTATTGTGATTTCTAGACTCTGGAGAAGCCCTTTCTCTGTTCTTCCTAATTGGCGATGCCCAAGATGTGAAAGGGGGCATTTTCAGTTAGATGGAGAAGTTAAAGCCAGATACCCTCTTGGTTGGGAGGAGCATATTAGTATACACGAAGTTTCGGGATATTTTAGCGCTTCGATGATTTGCTCATACAAGTCGTGTGGACAGGATTTGTTGGTGCATGGTGAGTTCGATATGGATTTTGATGGTACTGTAAATGACTATGGGGATTACGAATTGGTTGAGATGCTTTATCCAAAATCTATAATTCCCGCAATACCAATTATTGATCTTCCAAACGAAATTCCAGTGAAAACTAAAAGGCAGTTTGAGCGCAGTTTTTCTTTATTCTGGATGGATCGGGCGGCGTGTGCATCAGTTTTAAGAACCGCTATAGAAAGCATAGCTGATGATTTGAGGATACCAAGGGAGTGGTCGAGAGGTCATTGGATGACTTTGTCGCATCGGATAGGAATTTTAAATCAAACTCACCCACCACTCGCCGATGCATTTCATGTAATTAAGGATTTAGGCAATCAAGGCGCCCACACAGACGAAGTAGATACAGAAAGATTGCTTAAAGCTTTTGAGTTAATGGAGATTGACTTGGATGAGATATACAGCAGCAAGAAAGCGGCACGAACTAGGTTAATTGAAGAACTAAGAAAAAAGTAATCGAAAAGTGCTGTTGGAGTGTTGATCCTGACCCTTACCATTGTGGAGGGTCGGGGCGCCGAGAATGCCGATGTCGGTATTTCCGACACCAGCTCGGAGACGTTGATGACCCTCTCCATGGTGGAGAGGGTCATCAACGTCGGGAGTAGCCAGCGCCCTGGTAGCGTCCATACTGCGAATGCTATCCGTCAGCGCTCTTGAAAGGGCGTCGATACTATCGAAACCCTTTCAGCCCGCCACAGCCTCCCTGACCCCTGCCAGCACCGCGCCGGCCGCCTCCCTCATGCAGAAGCTGGCCCATGCCTTCATCAACACGCGCCGCTTCTCCAACAGGTCGCCGCGGCGATAGGCGGCCTCCACCTTGTTCTTGATCGTGTGGGCCAGCGCCATCTCCGCCACGTCGCTGGGGGTGTTCGTCGTCTCGGCCGTCCAGTCGCGGAAGGCGGAGCGGAAGCCATGGGCGGTCGCCTCCACCTCCATCCGGCGCAGCAGCATCGTCAGCGTCATGTCGGACATGGGCTTGCCCGGCTTGGCGCCCTCGAACACCAGGGCCTCGGGATCGTCGGGCTTGCGGGCCAGCGCGCGGGCTTCCTGCAGGATCTGCAGGGCGCGCGGGGCCAGCGGCACCACATGCGGCTTGCCGGCCTTCATCCGCTCGGCCGGGATCGTCCACAGCCCGCCTTCCAGGTCGAACTCCCGCCACACAGCGCCGCGCATCTCCCCCGACCGAACCGCGGTCAGGATCAGGAACTCCATCGCCAGTGCGACCACAGGGCCGGCCTTGTTGGAGCCGCGCAGCTTGGTCAGGAAGCTGGGCACGTCGTCATAGGGCAGGGCGGCGAAATGCCCGCCGGCCTCCTTCTGTTTGGGCAAGCCCTTGGTGACGCCGCGCACCGGGTTCTCTCCATCCCGGAAGCCCTTGGCGGCTGCCCAATCCAGCACGATCCCGATCCGCTGGCGGAGCCGGCGGGCGGTCTCCGGCTTCTCCAGCCAGATGGGCAACAGCACGTCGCGCACCTCGGGCGTTCCGATCCGGTCGACGGTCAGCGTGCCAAGCTGTGGGAAGGCGTAGGTCTCCAAGGTATTGAGCCACTGGTCCGCGTGCTTGCCGTTCTTCCAGCCGTCCTTCCGCTCCTCGTGGCAGGTGCGGGCGGCTTCCGCGAAGCTGGGCACCACCCGTCGGGCGGCCTTGCGTTCGGCAAGCGGGTCTCCGCCGGCGCGGGCAACCCGCCGCATCTCCAGAGCCGCGTCGCGTGCCTCTGCCAGCGTCACCAGGGAGGCGGAACCCAGGCCGATGTCCCGTCGCCTTCCATGGATGGTGATGCGCAGCAGCCAGCGCCGGGCGCCCGACTCGTCCACGTCCAGATACAGGCCATTCCCGTCCGCATGCCGGCCGGGCTTCCGAGTCTTCACCGTGACGGCGGTCAGTGCCTTTTCAGGGTGCCGGCCGAGTCGCTTGGGCAT